GCTGTAACTCAAGCGTTGCAACAGGCAACCCAGTGTCTTTGTCGCGTACACTGACCAGCATGCCAGGATCAGTCGGCTTGCTTGCTTCGCGAATATAGCGCGTCTCATGACGTGGGGAATCAGTTCTAAATTGCCCGGTAACAGGATCAACCAATGGCATATATCTGCGCTCACCATTATTGCGCCAAAGGTTCTTATCCTTGCTACCAGGCGTGGGGCCCTCGGCAACGCAGTGATCCAACACCAACGTGTCGTCGCTGATCAACCTACGAATCTCATCACGGCTAAAGCCTGTGCTCGTACTAAGCTCCAACACGCCCACGTTGCCAAAGTAATTCTCAGGGCGTACGTACTGTGCCATGTCCTGCTGCATTCGCGACTCGACATTGGTTTTCAGCTCTACCGCAGCCTGTGCTTGACGCTTTTCCTCTGCAACACGCCCTTCGGCTTTGCCGCGTATGTACTTCTCAACGGTTAGGCCTTTCAACTTTTCAATAGGTAAGTTGCCACGCATAACATCGTCATAAAACTGCGATGCTACCTGATCAAGGCCTGTGTTTTCAAACATCCGAGTTGCGGTACTTGTGTACAGCTTTTCATCAGGCTGCGCGCGAGTAACTGCAGGGTAGAACTGACGATCAGCGTACTCAATCTTGCGAAGCAGCTCTTTTGGCGTGTTAACAGCAAGTGCAAGGTCAGACACGTCTTCGTATGCTTTGCCCAATTGCAGGTTTTCAAGCTCACCTTGCAACTTATCGCGCTTTGCAACCGCCGCCTGCAACGGATTTGTAGTTGCTGCGTACTCAGGCAGCATTGCCGGATCAGGCAAGCCTTGCTGCATTGCGAAGTCACGGTATTGCCCCCGTTGAGTTTCCAAAGCAATAACAGCTAGTTGCGCGTCTGCAAGCTCTTGCGATTTAGCGTCAATCGCGGGCGCAACGGTGCCTTGTTCTGGCATGCCTGCTTTACGACGCAACGCCTCCACGGCGGATTGGTTATTGCCTGCAGACGCCAAGCGACGTATGTCCGCAGCGGGCAGCATGGTAAGACCTTGTGATGCCAGCTGCACGGCAGGGTCACCCTCAGCGCCAAGATGCCGCCTAACGTAGTTCAAAAACGTTGAGTTGAGCCATTGCGCTGCCGCCGCGTGTCTGTCTTGCAGCTCCGTAGATGACGGCAAATCCTGCATTCCAACGGCGCGGCCTTCCGGCGAATCGCGAAACTCATCATACATTGCAAGCTCTGCGCGTTGCTGATCTGATACACGCGAAAACTGCGCGTTAAACGCCTGCATTGCGTCGCGTGCTGACGGCGCGTCTGGATACATTTCACCCGCTTTATTGGACATAAAGTCCTCAAACGCAAGGGTACGTCGATCTATGATTTGCGCAGCGTTGGCATTCGTAGCAAGTGCTGGGTCCATGTCCATAGGCGTAAGATACGCCAGCGCATCAGACGGATTTAGCCGTGGCTTATCAGCGCCTGTTGCTATAACGGCGCCTTGCGGGGCAGTTCCTACGCTAAGGTCTGCTACGTTCTTTGTTTCCGGCACCTTAGGCAACGTTAATGCAGTTCCGGTGGGCCGTACCGCGTACATGTTCAAGTCCGGCATGAACTCGGGCGGTACGCCTGGCACGGGGCTCAAGCCCATATCACGCCGCATTTGCATGTAGTCGGCAGTGGATTGCCCCACATCGCGAGCAATGTCACCTACCCGTCCCGCAGCTTGTGATGTACCCTCAATTGCGGTACCTACCCGGCTACCTACGGACGGCTGCCCCGTCAACGGGCTCATTCGCTGGATGCCTGCGCCCCTAACATTGGCTATGTCAGTAGGAATCTGCCTTGCCTCGCGCACGGCATGCGCAGCCTGCGCACCCATGACCCTTACATCGTTAGGCGTAAGTATGGGCCGTGGCGTCAGCGGCGCAGTACCTGGCATGCCAGAGCCCGGGCCTACTGGCGGCAACTGCAAGGCATTAAATGCCTCGCCCAGCGCTTGTTGCGTTTGCTGCCCTGCGCCTGACCGCAATTGCAGCTGCGCGTCTTGTGGCCTTACGGGTTGCACACGACTTTGCGCGGCGGCGGCTTCCTGCGGCATACCTAATGCGCCGTAAGCTTGAGCTGCGCCTGCGGCTTGCACGTTACGCAATGCGCCTGCCCAAGTACCTGTAACCGGCGCAACGGTAGCGTTGTACAGAATCTTAGGCGCGTCTTGCAGAGTGCGACCCAGCATCAACGGGTTGAACTCCGCTGCCAACCGCTTAAAGGTGTCAGTAATGCCGTCTAATGGGCGTTGCTGTTGTGAAGGCGCGGCAACTGCGTTTCTTTGCGTCAACGCGTAACGCATCTCATCCAGGTTGGGCTCTTCAGGACTTGCAACGTAGTTCACGTAATTAGTTGCCATGCTAGATCCTTGTTGCAAGTCACGATTTGCACGCTACGCATTATACGGCTTCAAATTGCGTAAGGATTAACTCTTTTCGGCCTGTCTTCGGCGTACTCATCTTCCACGACCACGGGATCGATGTTGATCAAGCCCATATCACGAATCACACGCAATGCCTGTGTCGTGGTGTCAACCAAGTCGTCATGCCGCACCTCGGGGTACGAACAGATCTGCGAGATCAGCGTCTCAGCCCAATCACGAGCCATGCCGGGATTTTTTATGGACTCGGGGATGTAGACGCGGCCACGCTCAATGATAGGCGCCACAATATTGAGTCGCGTCATCTTGTCGGCATTGCCCGGGTTGTAGCCTCGAACCGGCAGGCCGGCACGCTGCAAGTCTTGGATGAGTGAGATACCGGCGCTTTTGTCTTCGATCAGGATCAGGTCGACCTTCTTCCCATGCCCGAACTCGTTCTCATCTCCGTAGATTGCGCCATACTCGTCCATGACTTTTGGTCGCAGATCGGGGTACTGCATGTACTCCTCCCAGCAATCAATGAGCATCACGCTCATTGCCTTGTCGGGACTTGGCTTAAAGACACCCCACACCGAGCAAGCTGTTGGGTCATTCTTGGTTTTGTCCGACGTGGCGCAGTCATAGCTTTGAACCACGTACTCAAACCTAGGCAACGGCTTCTCGTGAGGCCAGAGCTTAAACCAGTCACGCTTCACGACGCCGGCTTCTTCCGGATCGATGATCTCGGCGTGAATCTCTTGGCGCCCCAATTTGGTGCCCTCATACTGCAGGATCTGCTTTTGGAAAGTTGGTGCCAGGTTCTGAATGTTGTCGTACGTTGAGGCCGAGGTGTACACCACATCTTCGCCTTCGCGGTTCACCAAGTCCACGATTAAAGGCTTAGGCTTAGGCGTTGTGGTGCAAATCACGCGAGGTCGTGTACCTAGCCGCAACCCGAACTGAATCATGTCCCATGAATCGTCCAGGTAGTCCCAGGCGGCTAGCTCATCGAGCCAAGCACCATGAAACTGCGGCCCACGAAAGCGTGAGGGCTCACTAGCCGGAATGCCCTTGATCAGACTCCCGTTCTTAAGCGTGATCTCATGCAGCGACCGCGTATAGCCTTCCAAGATCTCTTCGGGGATCACGCGCAGCAGGCCTGAGTCGCCTTCAAAGCACACGTCGCGAACATCCGAGCTGGTAGGCGCAGACACAAGCCAACGTGTTCCCGGGTTCGACCAAGCTTCCCACCAGGTCCACTCGGCGGCGCAGCGTGTTTTACCCGCCCCTCGGCCTGCCAGCAACAACCATATCGTCCACCAGCTGCCACCAGGTGGTATCTGGTGCGCATTGGCAATAGTCAACCACTTCTGCCGGGCTCGATGTGCGCCACGGGCCTCAGGCGGTAGCAGCCCAAGGTTTGGACCCGTGCGAATGCGCTCCGCAAACTGCTCAACGACCTTTGGACTGAGCATCCTTTTGCCTTATGCCAAGCAAGTCGTCAAGCAAAGTCTTTGAAAAGTCGTGAATGTGGTCCACTTCGATCGGCCCGTCGTTCTTGCCCACCAATTCGACTTTGGCGTTCTCACGATAATCGCGAGGAAACCGCGCAGCCATAGACCGAGACCAAAGACCGGTGTTCAATCGCGGCCCGCCAGGCGATTCGACCATGTGAGTGTGACCCAAGTCTTCCCAGTACGACTGCGAAAGAAACATCGCATGATCCATGGCCGCTCGGAACTCGGGATATTCATCGCACCACCGAGTCAGCGTAGCATACGGGATATCCGTTGCGGCGACCATTTGCGCTTTGCTCTTGCCCTGTCGGCCAAGCTCGATGATCTTCTCGCAAATTGCAGGGTCGTACTTCGTCGGCCGTCCAAGGAACTTTCCATTTCCTTTTGGCGAGGGAGTTTTGGTAGTCATAGTCGTGGATTGTACGGCAATGGGTGGATGAAAGGACATAGGCTTTGCAACACACGCAAAGCTCACGGGTTACAAAAAAAGTTACATCTAGCAAAAACTCTATAAAAGCACACACACATATGTATATATATCTATCTTTTTAATTTAAAGTAATTATGTAACTTTGTAAATTTTCCAACAAAATCAACAACTTAACGAGTTACACTTTTCCTACAAAGTTACAGAAAGCCGTCAAATTTGCTCAATCTCACGTTTAATTGCGTCCTCAGTGTTCTTTGCAATAGTCGTGAGATCGCCATGGTTACGGTTTTTGTGCACCGAATTTGTAACCACAAAGAACGTGAATCGGTGTGTTTTTCCGCCTAGTTTGATGACCTTGTTAGGCTCCAGATCGCCGTGTGCCTGCAGCGCTTTTTTGATGTATTGGGCCTTGGGGCGTATGTCGTGGCCCCAACGCTCGCATAGAACAGCCAGTTGTGCCGCCGTGAAAGCTGCCACGCCTTCAAGGTGCTCGGTTACCCAGCCCGTGAGTTCAACGGCAAAGCTTTCCATTGGCGTTTTGCTTAACGCAATGGCAATGTCTTTGTACTTGGTTTTAGGGGCTGGCGCATAAGGATCGTAGTCGTGAATGTCGCGGTTCATGTACCAATTGAGCACCGCGGAAAAGCCTGACCCATTGTTTGCTCGAGCCCACCGCATCATGGCGCCTACCCTAGTTAGGATGTCCAGCTGGTTAAAAGTAGGGCACTTATAGATGGCTTCGCGTCGAGAGCTTTCACCCATATGGGTGATGTAAGGCTTATTGGATGTGAAGACATAGTTGACGTAGTTGCGTAGGGTGTATTGTGCGCCGTACTTGTTGTTGATCGTGATTTCCTTGCCGGTGATCAGGTTTTTCAGCTTTGCGCTGTGATCATCGCGATCGGATGAAGGCTCATTCACCACGACAAAGACCTTGCCCTTCATCAAGCCGTTAAAGTTGCCAAAGAGATCGTCTGGCCCCAACGTGGCAGCCGGTGATCCATCCCCATAGCCTAGCATCTCAGCTATGAACTCTGGAATGGCGGACTTGCCCATGCCTTCCATGTCGTGAATGAACTGCGGCGTGGTGTTGTTTCGCCGCCACGGCTGCTGGATGACATTGGCAACCCAGTCGTGCCAATACTCCTCAAAATGTGGCTCGGCCTGAAAAAAGTACTTGCAAAATTCCAAGTAAGGCCCAGGATCGCCGGCCATTGGCTCATGCGTCCACGGCTTGAAGAGGTTGTAACACTTGTCCGGCGTGATGGGCATGCCTTGGTGCTCGGGGTACATGCCAATGTGCTCCAGCTTGCAGCACCTAGGCCATTTCTTGTACTCGTCAATAAGAGCTATCTCACGACTACTGGTCTGGCCGTTCTGCTTTTGGATGACTTGAATGAAGTAATGCTGCGCCGAGTCGATCTTGGCCTTTGACCAGGGCAAAATGAGGCCATCCCGCAAGCGGATTACGTCCCCATTGTATAAGGCGTACTGCGTTTTGAACTCATAAAGCTTGGTT